GTTCGACATTATGGTTTTTATTTAAAAATTCAGATGTATAAATGACCTCATTACATTCGTGAACGTGACCCATCCATATCATATCAGCACCATCTATAAAAGTACTCATTCTATTAAACTGAATAACCCCCCTTGTAACTGGTCCACCACCACCTGACCCGTGAAAATATTTTATCTTAAATGTTTTTCTTATTGTTTGGTCTTTAAATTGATAAACAATCCAACCACCATAACCACCAGCTTGTATTTCAGTTCCACACTCACGATTTAACCCAAAAACAAAGCGTTGTATTACGTCCGTTTCTTGTCTTTTAATTATGTTAGTTTCGTGATTACCATAACCAATAACTTTAATAATCTTTGCATATGGTTTAAACCATTCAATTGCATCGTTTACAACGGCATCTAAGTAACTATTTACATTGTGTTCAGGGAGAATGTCGGCTTTTGATTTACGAGGGTCATATGCACCTTGCATCAAGCAAAAAGTATCGCCATTTAATAGCACATCGTTACCACCTTTAAGTGCTAAGTCTAAATGTTTTTTAAGTAAAACTCTATCACATTTAGGGTTATCCCAATGTAAGTCCGATAACAATAATACCTTTCTTTGCTCAAAAGGTACTAAAAAAATGTGTACGTTGTTGTTCATTAGAATAAAAATAACGTCACTATTATAGAATAAATAGTGGCATAAATTGAGTATTTTTTTAAAGATTTTTGTTCTTGGTCAATCTCGCAAATCACAAATTCCAAATCGCTTATTAAACTATCTTGTAATTCAATTAAAGTGCTATCTGTTGCTATTCGCTTTTGATATAACAAGTTTAATTCACGAGCTTTTGCACCTTTAATTAGATAAAGATTGGCGTTCTTGACTGTCGAGCTGTCGATGCAAATTGATTGTGCTATCGAGTAGTTTTGTTGAGTAAGGACTATCAAGAAAATACATAAATAACGTGTCATATCTTTTTTCTATTTTGATTTTTTCTTTATTAATGATTTTGATTTTCTCTTTGTACTCCACCTTGTAAGCAGTATCAATAATCCTATTGGGAATATTAGAACTACCATCCACATCACAAAGGAATGTCGCAATAGCTTTCAAGATAAGGCACAACACAACTAATTTCAAGACCATAACCAGCAATGACGTCAGTTTTTCCGTCGATGAAAGGTTCTGCTTTTGCGTTTGTTGACCATCCAATGGCTTCTTCATATGAATTTCTTTTTAGTAATGTTATAATGTCTTGTAAAATTAAAGCCGTGTCCGATAAAATTTCTATCAAGTTGGATTGACTTTCAAAATGTCGGTCAATAACAAGCATCAAAAATTGATAGGTCACCGTTTTGCCTTCGCTATCAAAGTCAAACCCGTTAGGCACTAACCAAACTAAAGGATAGAATTTTACTTCTTCTTCTGCCATTGCATTTTCACCACAAAAAAAGTTATTTACTTGTTGGTGACTTTCTGCTGCCGTTTGGACTTGCTGAATTATTTGGTTTAGAGTCATTGATAAATTTTAAAAGTTTGGCTTCGTTTTTTTGTCTAACCTTGCCTTTAAGGTCGGATGAAATAATATCTTTCGTCGCAGTCATTGTTTGGTAAATAAATTCCTCCAAAAACTTGTACGTCCTGAGGAAAAATGGTATCACTTGTTGAACCACTATTCAAAAATAATGGAAATATATTGGTATTCGCAAGTAAATAATCACGCAGTCTATTTGCATAGTACTCGGCTTTGTCTCTATACCTACGTTCAATCATTGTCATTTCATCAATAGTAACTGGTGTAGCGTTCTCGCTATTACGACTTGCAACGCTTTTATTTAGCATTTTAAACGTCATAGGAAGCATTGATTCGGTTAATGTGTAGTACTTTAAACAAGGTGCAATATAAGTGTCTAAAAGGTTCGTATTATTAGCCGACAATGTACCAGCAAACGCTTGAGTTTGCAACTCGTTATACAACCCACTACCAATTATATCACGAATATAAATTTCTTGTGATTCTTTGATAGCAGATTTGAGCAATTTATCATCAACGTTTTCATTGATGGGGCTATTATCTTTTAGATAAGTAGTCGATATTAAATAAACAAAATTTGTCATAATTTTTTCCTTACTAATTTACTATTCCAAGCGTGACGGCAATGGTTAATATGTACGTCGGTGTCAGGTATAGTGTACCACCCACCTCTTTCTTTCCACACATCTCTATCAACACGGCTTGAAATCGTGTCAATTTCTGTGCGTGTGTAGTATCTATTTAACCCTATCAATTGACGGCAAAAATCACGGCTTGTATCTATCAATTCAGGTTCACCAGTAAAGGCAGCATCTAATCCGTACTCATATCTTAACTCTATTTGAGTGTCTACACTTTTACTAAGTTCACGTGTGCCTTTTTGTGAAGTTGAAAGTTTGCCATTGTCTGAATTAATTAAGCCATCGTCAATCATTTGAGTGATTGCATCCATTACCTTTTGGGCGTCGATGTTAACGTACTTTGCGATTTCGCCTACTGTGATGCCTTCGTTTGCATTTAATATCTGCAAAATAGCAGTTTGACTTGCACTTGCAAATTCAAACTTACAAACTTCATAATCGTTTTTTGATACACCACATTCGCTAAACATTTTTAAAACATCGTCGTTGCTTTGCTTTTTAGACATTGCAACTTCTTCTACAATGGCAAAACCTAATTCTTTGCGAACTTCATTTTTGTCAAGAATACCTTTTTCAAATAGTAAAATATAATCCTGACCAATTGGTGGCTTGTTAGTAGTTTTCAATTTAGCATCAGCCATATATTGAAACACCACATTAAAAGACGAATCCTTAATTTTTTGGCGTGGTTCAATATAAGAAGTTTGAAATAACTCGTACCCTTCGATAATTTCATTACGCTGACCTAATGTACCGGGCGTTGCAATTCCAAAAATAACGGGTGTACTTACTCTATGACCGACAAAGATTTCTTCTTGTACTTGGTCGTTTAGTTGTTGAAATTGTTTGTCAAAGTCAGACGGTTGTAAGTTGGTAATTTCTGCGGGTTTTTCGTTCTGCTCATTATACATAATGATTAACCCACCACTTTCTTCAGCTTCTGCACCTTGATAGTTCTTTTTAAAACGACGTTTAGCAATTCTCATTTCTTCAGGCGTTGGTTGACCCTTAAACATTTGAATTACTGTCTGTGCAAAAAATCCGTTTTTGATATTACTCAAATAGTAGTTACCTATCTCAACGTCAATCTCTATATACTTTAAAGCACCTATATAAGATGGCAAAGGGTATTTCCCTTGACCGGCACGATACATTTTAAATGCATATACTTGTTTATTTTCCCTTGTTGTTGGGTTAAATAATGGGTATTCTATTACGGCTTCACGGCTATTTGACCAATCTTCTGAGTAATAGGCACAATCTTTGCCTAATCTAACATTCTGAAAGGGTAAATGATACAACTCGGCAATCTCTGTTTTGGCTTTATTCCAAATAACTTCAATATAATAGCCATCAAATAGTTCAAAATCTTGTGAAATCTTGGTATTAAACGACTCATAATCTTCAAATGCATTAATATTTCTTAACTTGTCGAATGCTTTTGCCTTGTTTAGCGTGTCATCTGCATAAATTTCAAATGATTCACCAGCAATATAAGACGATTTTTGGTTGACAATAGCATTATGTTTAGGTGATTTGTTGTATAAATCAATCAATTTTTGAGGGTATAAGTTATCCTCACCAAAAGTTGTGTACCCTTTTGTTTTATTTTCTTTAAATGTAGGCAAAGAAATGCCAGCAAAAGAAAGTCTATCGAGTGCGAACTTATTGTTTTCCATTGTTTCCGAATTTATCTACTGATGTAAATCCTAATGTTAGAATGACCACCCATTCAACGCTTTCAATTAACTTATCGGTGTTGTGGTAAACCATCGCCCCAATTAAAGCTAAACCACCGACAATGCCGATTAATCGCTTTGAGCTAAATTCGCCTTTATCACCTTTGAATATTTCAAATATTTTCATAAATTGTTTGTTTTTTTTATGTAATAACGGATGGCAAATAACCCCGAAATGATAGCCACTAAACCAGCCAATGCCGAGATAATAGGTTGTGCCGTTGTGCTAATGGATGCAAAGGCACTCACTACTGAAATGATGCTGCTACTATCTGCTGCCGTGTCGTTCAAGTTTCTCATTTTTTTTGTTCTATTGTTTCAGAATACCCTTCGATAGCATTCAAGTAAAATTTAATCTCATATGAATATACTGCCAATAAACTATCGCTTTGCTTTTGTTGACGTTCCATTTTGTGCAACCTATCGCCCATTTTTATATTTTCATTTTCACACTTTGAAATAATGGCTTTCTTTGTATTCTCGGAATCATAGTACAAATAGCCTACAATTAAAAGCATACAAAAAGCCACCGCTGCTATGGGGTTCTTTTTAAATTCTTCAAATGAAATTGGTAGGCTCATTTTATGCTATTGGTGGGAATGGTGGTGCTGGTGGTGGAACGTACTCGCCTTCAGGTAATGCAAGAATCCAATTCCAATTATTATCATTTAAAATGGCTTCTTTATCTTGGTCAGACAAAAACAAAAACCATACATCGTTAATATCTTGAACGCAGTTGAAAAACTCATAAGGTGCGTAAAATTGCCCTTGTACTTGTTCGTATTGTTCTGTTGTTAAAATGTATCCTATCATAGTGTTTTAAGATTATTTATTATTTGTTTAAATATTTCATTGTCATAACTACCTCTTGCCTTATTTGACCATACACAAACGAATTGAACATTACCTTCTTCATATCCTAAATCGTTTTGTATTCTATCCAAAGATACTAAATAAGGATTAGATGTCATTTCACGCTTTTCGTTGTATGTTTTTGGGCATAATAATGGGCTGCCAGTTAATGCACATTTGTAGTTTTGAGATTCTAAAACCCCTTGTAAGTATTCAATAGTTACATTAAAAGGATAATTTCTTGATTTAGCATTTGATTTCCATCTACCAAACAAAGCATTATGAATGTCTTTTGTTCCACCCTTATTGCAGTTTCTTGGTTTGCGTCTACCACTTGCCCACGCTTTTACAGAACTTGAACCACTTCCTTTTGTTCTATCAATACCATTTCTCTCTAATAATAGTATTACTTTTTCGCCAGAAATTTTATATTTTCTTACCAATGACAATTGAGTAGCCCCATTTCTGTAATCCTCACATAATGCATCCTCATAATCAAACTTCAATTGTTTAATATTAGCATACATTGCAGATTTACCCATCATTGGTACTCCTTGCATTTTTAACACCCTACGAACTCTATCAGTAGTTGCGTTCAAATCAGTTGCAATTTGTTGTACGGTTTTTTTGCCATAGTTGCTAACAATGTAGTTAGCATCCAATGGTTTTAATGTTGACCATTTATTACCCATAACACAAATATACAACAGTGTAAGCATATTTCCTAAACTACTTGGCGATTGAGGGTTGTTTGAAAAGTTTGAACATTTGTATATAATGCTGATACTTGGGCGTCAGTTAATCCGTCACCGATTGAGGAGAATGCGCATTGTCTATCTGTAAAACCAGAAATAGTATTAAAATTTTCAGCACCCAATATAATATCTTTATTTGCAGTTGTACCCGTAGTTATAGTATCAATTAATTTAGTACCATTTTTGAAACCAGTAGTATTTGTCAATGAATTTCTATTTGTAACAAAAAAACCACGAGAATCAGTATTTGTAGTATTTGCATTGTATTGACCATATACAGCATAAAAAGTATCTGATGAATATCTTATAATTAACCCGTTACCAAATGTACCATCATAATTAGCCATTTCATATTTATTACCACCAGCCGAATTTGTTCTACTATAATAGGAAAAATGACCACTACTATTTGTTAATGATGTCCTTGGGTTAAACCCCGTTGACATATACGCACTACTTCCGTTTGGAGTAACCCCCGTACTTGCAAAAGTCCAACCAGAACTAAACGTACCCGTAAAACTACTACTTTTTAAGTTCTGAGCACACGCCGCTGCACTCGCTCCTACCATTGGGTAAATGGCTTTCATTGGTGTCCACAATGAATTTGCTTTCAAATCAATAACTAATTGATTGACTGCATTTGCTTCTGTGTTTGTCAATGTTCCACCAGCGGTGTAAACACGATTAATATACGCCTGTGCGTCTGCGTCGCTAACTATTTGTGCACCTACTTGACGGTCTAAAGTTTGGTTGAATGCTTGGACTGCGGTGTAAAAATTAGATGCTTGGGTATCGGTTAAGCCGTCACCGATAGATGCAAAGGCACATTGTTTTGATGAATACTCATAATAAGAGCCACCATTGTTATTAGAACCAAGTGACATATTTGCGTTTGGTAATGGATTAGTATTGCTTAAAGTTAAAGTTGAACCAACTTGACTATTATTCAAAAACATTTTTGCAGATGTTTGAGAACTTCTTGTGTTTACTTGAAATCCTCTTGTATTGGTTGCTCCCAAAACAGCAATAGCGGAAACGATATAATCACCAGCTACAAAACCTTTACCCACACCTTGATAGTATTGTGCTAAACTTATCATTACCGGAGAAGGGGAAATTGCAGCGAAATCAACTTCTGTACCTGTTGTTTTTTGAGTTAATGAATAATGAGATAAATGATAATTATTGTTCGTCAATACCATAGATGGGTTTAAACCTATATTCATATACGCACTTGTGCCATTAGGTGTTGCACCCGTACTTGCAAACGTCCAACCACTTGTAAAAGTACCCGTAAAACTACTGCTCTTTAAATTCTGCGCACAAGCTGCAGCACTTGCTCCAACCATTGGGTAAATGGCTTTCATCGGTGTCCAAAGTGAATTTGCTTTTAAATCTAAAACAAGTTGATTTACAGCATTTTTTTCTGTAGTTGTAAGCGTACCACCCGCAGTCGTTACCCTATCAAAATAGGCTTGTGCGTCTGAGTCAAAGCCACCACCTAAAATACTGGTATTACCTACACGAATACCTAAGCTAACACCAAACATTTTATTCGTTGTATAAAACGATTGAACCGCTTGTTAACGTAATTGACGTGATAGTTTGTTCTTCAGGCAAAGTGATAAAAATTCCTTGCTTTAAAGTGACACCAGTTAAACCAAGTTGTGTCATTAAAGATGTACCATCGAAAGAAATCGCCGATACTACTGCGTCACTATTAACGACAAAGCCCCTAAATCTTCCCGTGTTTGCTGATGTATTACTGATTACTTTGCAACCAGTAAAACCAGCCATAAATTCGTTTGAATTACTCATATATTTTTTCTATTAATGTTGGATTATATTCGTCTGTTGTTGTACTTGATAATTGAACTTTTAATATTCCACTTTCTACTTGCTCATTTGCAAGTGCTGGGTTTAAATTACTTGGTGAAGTTTGAGCATAAATTTCGTACATATACTCTCCTTCAAAAAAATCGTATGTGTTTTCGTTAATTGAAAACTTATTATATCTATCTTTAAAAGTGCTAACATCACTTAAAATAAAAGCATACGTTTTATTCGTTTGTCTATGTGTTAAATAAAACAAAAACTTTGGGTTGCTTATTGTTACCTTTTCAGTTAACGTTAAGTACCAAAATTTTGTTTCGCCTTTAGTGATTAATAGCATTATAAGTATATTAGCAAATAACCTAATTTGTTACAATAAAAAAGGGGTGACCTAAGCCACCCCCCACATATGAAAACAAGACAGAAATTAAAGCCCTAATGTAGTTACTACAGAAGACTGCAACTTGTATGGTGCTTCGATATCCATAGCCTGAAGTGTAACTTCATAACCAGTAGAATCACCAAACGCAGCACCAGTGTTCGCAACCATTGAACTAACATCACAACCGCTTTCTTTACCTACCAACCAATACTCATCGTTATTGGTTTTTACAATGGTAAATACACGTCCTTGAGCTAATAATTTTAACTCATTACGCTTAGCAGTTGACAACCTTCGCAATTTGAAAGCCACGTCACATTGGTTAAAAACCGTGCCGTTTTCAACGCTTACGTTGGTTGTGTTAGTCATTGATGCAGTCGCTTTAGGGATGTCATAAGTGTAAACATCCCCACTTGCTACTGATGTTGCCGTAACTTCACCACTTGCAACTGTAAAGCCAGTTTTAGCCCAGTTAACAAGATAGATAGATTTAACGCCACCGACTGCATCTTTGCAATCAAGGGCAAAACTTTGAGAAATTAAACACGGCATATCTTATATAAATTAAAGGGTGAAATAAACTACTTCGTCAGGGAACGCAATCTGTACGCCATACTTCATTTTAGCTTTGAAATATACGTTTTCAGAAATTGGGTCGAATACAAATTTATATTGTTCTTCTTCATTTGCCAAGTCAGTTCCTACGAACAAGTTAGTCAAATGAGTTGCAACCAATTTGTCAGTTCCATCCAAACCACCAACTGCAATTAATTTCATATTAGTACCTGGGATAATCATATCCATCATACCTGGTTCAGGCATATAATGGTACAAATTAGCGTTCTTCAAGTTTACTAAGAACTTCTTGTAGAAATCAACTCCACAAAAACAAACCAAGTTGTCTTTACTTGCAATTCTTGAAGGAATAGCAGCGTAGATAGCATCTAAGATGTCATCAGCGTTTGAAGTTGTAACTGAAGTTGCACTAATAGTGTTTCCTGAAATAGGGTCACCTGAACCACCAAATCCTAATGCAGTCAAGATAGTTGTAAAACCATCGAACTTGTTAGTGTTAGGGTTAGTGTTAGATGTCGCTACAGTTCCTTGCCAAATAGCAATTTCCAATTTCTCAGCAATTACACCAGCTTTCTCAGAACCGATAAGTTCTTCAAATGGCAATGCTACTGCAGAACCGGGAGCGATTTGTGTTTGCATCCATTTAGCTTCCAAAGTTTTAGGACAAAGGGTTTCTTCAACTGCAAGTTTACCTACTGTTAAAGTTCTTTGTGTGAAAGTTGTTAAACCAGACGGGGTCAGACCACAAGAATCGTTTTGGAAATAAACGTCTGAAGATAGAATGTTAAGAGTTTCAGCAGATTTGATACCTACTTGAACTTGACCGGCATCGTACATTAAACGAGCCGTTTTACCACCGAATAGGGCTTTGCTTAATAAATTAAGACTCTGCTCATTGGTGTAATTTGCGAGTGATGATACTACAAATGACATATTTTTATTTTTTCTTTAGTTGTTGTGCGATTTTTACAATGTTTGCAAATTGTTGTTCTTTTTTGCTTAACGTCTCGGGTGCTTTTGTTGGTTCAGCACTTGGAAGATTTGCAACCTTCTCTACTAAGTCAACAGTTTTAGAAAACATTTCACTTTGCTTTTCTAATTTAGCAACTACACTTTCAAATTGTGCAGTCAAAATAGCGATTTTGCTTTCTAAGTTACTTACTACTTCGTTGAATTTTTCAATTGTTGCAAATTCTTTTGCAGCTTCGATTTCAACTTCAACTTCTGCAGTAGGTTCTACGATTTCAGTTACGATACCAGCAACTGTAGTTACAAGTGTACCACCTTCTACTTCGTGAGTAGCGTCAGGAGCTGGGATATCGCCTTCAGCAGTTTCTACTAAGATAGCAGTACCTACAGAAAGTTCACCTTCCCATTTGATTACCGTTCCATCGGTCAAAACGGCACTTGCCATTTCAACAGATACCGCATCGTCAAATTTTAACATAGTGCGGATTTCTTGAATTAAACTTTTAGAGTCCATTTTTATATATATTAGTTTTATGTTTTAATTGTTGCATTTTTTATTTGCCATTCCACTTCGACAATAGTGATTTCAAGTCTTCTAAAATTTTATCTTCTTCTTTAGGTTCTACAAAATCAAAAAAACCCTCTACACTAAACCCATTCCAAGTTCCATCTTTGCATTTTTCCCAATTTGCATCGTCTTCAATAAAGTAACTAACAAACCAACTACCATCTTTTGCATCATCAAATCCTTTTGGTGGCATTATACCACGTTCAAAATCCAATAAATAAGATTCAAATAAAACGCATCCGTCTATTGCCTTATCGTGGTCAACATTTACACTATTGTACTTGTTGTTTTTCGCCCATTTTTTAGCAATTTTATAAATGGTTTCTTTGTCAAAGACCACGTAATATTCACCCCTACTATCGTCACGACGATAAATTGGCAAATCAGCCAACATCGCAGCACCTGAAATAATCCTTTTTTCTTCATTTTGAATAGCAAATTTTCTACGCTGATTGAAAGCCATAAAATCTTTTTCAATTGCTGGTTTGTCAACTAAAGAAATAAATTCTACGCCACTTTCTAAATCGTCCTCAGATATGGTCAATTTGTAAATAGGTAAATCCATATAATGTATATTAGTTTAATTTAAATTTTGTTGCGTTATTCTACTACACTTACACTTTGATTGTTGCTTACACGCTTCTGTGTGCGTGAAATATCGCCTTCGGTAACGTACACTCGTCTATCTTGTGTTAACTCATTACCATTGCCTAAACTTGACATTCTTGGTGCAGCCATTTGTGTAACTTCACCACCACCAGCAGCACGATTTCCACCAGCACTTGGTGTGGTTTTACTTTGAAATTTAGTATCGCTAATTTTCTTTAAGTTAGCTAAACCAAATGCAAGTGCAGCCCCAGCCTGAACGTACGGGTAAGCTGGAAATATTGCAGTTATTGGTGATTTGTTTGCAGTTGTGAATGCACTTTGTGTACCTTCAATTGTTGACATTATTGTACTTGCATATTTTAACGCCTTGTCAATTTCAAACGCACGTTTTTGCGATTCTTCACTATCACTGGCAAAGGCTTCATTTAATGAAGACAAAGCACTCAAAGAACTATTTGCTATATTATAAATACCTTCTTGTTTATTCTTTTCACGTTCTAAATCATCGGCAGCTTCTTTGTCTTTTATTGCTTTTCTCTTCTCAAAAATTTGAGTTTCAATTTCTATAGTTGCATCACCACTATCTTGAACAGAAACTAATTTTGCCTCAAGATTTTCAACTTCAAGACGTGCAACTTCTTTTTCAATTTCTTCTTTTGTTTTACCACTTTCTTTTGCAATCAAAATTTGTTGTGCGTAGTATTCGTCGTAGCTTTTTAAAAGAATTTGATTTGCTGCATCAGTATCTGTTTGTTGTTGAGCAATTAATTTTTCGGCTTCTGCCTTTATTTTCAAATCGTCTGCCTTTATTTTTTCATTAAAAGCAGTTTTTTGAGTTATTCTATCAACATCTAATTTTGCTAAATCTTCATTTAGTTTTCTTTGTTGTGAAAGTCTTTGTTTTGGGTCAGTAATTGCACCAATTAATCCTTGTTCTTTTTTAATTGCATTTTCTTTTGCACTTAAAGAAAGTTCTGCATATTTATTTTCTATTACAATTTTTTCACGTTCTGTTAAAACCAAATTAGAAACTTCTTTTGCCTTTGCTTTTTCAAGTGCAATTAATTGAAGATTTAATTTATTTTGAAGTGTAGAATTTTGCCTTTCGTAAGCGTCGTTTACTGTTGTTGTAACTTCAGCAACTTTTGTTTCACTTTTAGTTAAATCTTTTAAAATGTTATTATATGCTTCCGTCGCAATATTTAATAAACCTTGTGATTTAGTAATGTTTTCATTTGCTTTTTGTTTTGCCCTACTTGCTTTTGCGCCTTCATAATCTGATGTCATTAATGCCATATCAATAGCATATAATTTATCTAAAAATCCTACTTGTTCATCAACAGTTTTATTTTGTTCACGGTATATTTTTTCAGTTTCTTCAGCAATAATTTTTTCTAATGCTTGTGCTTGTGCTTTTTGCTTAATTAAATTAATATTATCAGTTATACGAGCATTTAATTGAGATAAACTATTTGCACTATTTATATTAATATCTCTTGTTTCTATTCCTAATTTATTTAATTCATTTAAGGCAACCTTTCTTTCTTTTTCTGATAAAGAAGTATCTCCAACAAGTTTTTGATATGACTTTAATTTTTCAATATTACCTTGTTGTGCTGCAACTGCATCCCTGGTTGCTGCATTGACTTTGATTTGTTCTTCACTTACACCACCCAACGCTTCTTTGATATCGTCCCAATATGTAATTAGCAATCCTAACCCCACAACCAACGCACCAATACCGGTTGCAATTATAGCCCCTTTTAAAGTGCTAAATGCTTTTATAACTCCTTGTAGTGTATCTTTTGCAAGTGTGGTAAATTGTTGTTGTACTTTACCAAGTCCTTCAAGCCCTTGAGCCAATGCCATCGCACCTTGTACTTTTACAAGTGTCTTTTGCAAATCTTCACTTTCAGAACCAAACAAAGCCATTGCACCTTGTGCTGCTGCAAAACCACTTGCAACCCCATTAACAACCGTTTGTACACGTGCGAATTTGTCAGGATTTAACGCTTTTATTCGGTCGTTAAAATCCTCCATTTTATCTGATAAGTCAGCAACTTTTTGTTGACCAGCTAACGCTTCAGCAGAAAATTCGCCAAACGTAGCAACTAATTGTTGAGCCTCGTTTTTAGCTTCTTTTAATTGTTGTTTAAACGTTTTTACGGTTTCTGTTGCACCACCTTTTGGGGTTACTTCTATTTCTATTGCTGCGGTTGATTTTGCCATTGTTTTGTTTTAAGGTACTATAACGTAATATTGTGTTCCTGTTGAAATAAATTGATGTGCTTCTTTATTATTGGTAATTGTGTGACTTGTTGACGTATCTATTAAAATAGAACCATCACCAGCAGTTACAGTTATTGTATGTGGACTACCTAATTTTTTAACGACAAATATTTTGCCTTTGTTTGCTGATGGGTTAGGTAAAACTATTGATATGTTGCCCGTCATATCGCATACAATTAAATAGTCATCGTATAAACACGTATAAGGGCTATCGGTGTTGTCAATTTCAATTACATTACCACCACAACTATAAGCACCCATCTGTGGGAAATTTTCTACATAGAAACGATTTGATTCTGTGATAGAATAAGTATCGCAGTTTATAGCCGTTACACTTTCAAAATTAATTGGGATGTTTACTTGTGTACCACCTAAAATAGTGTTTGCGAATTTACCTTGCGAAACGTGGTCATTGCCTACTGTGATATTGTCTTTAGAATCTAAACCACTGTCTCCAATGTTTACGCCCCCAGTAGTTACGCCCGTGAACCCAACTGGTTTGCCGAATGGGTATCTATCACCAAAAATATCAGTAACTCCTAATCCTACATTCTTTTTGTTTGAAGTTGTTGGTTCATAATAAGTCACTAAAAGAAATTCACATAGATACACGCCTTCTTGCAAAGGGTTGTAATCTGTTATTTTGTTAAGTCTCCAATATTGACCCTCAAAGAAATATAGGTCTTTAAATTTAATGTTTGCCCATTGATACGGATTGATACGGAAATATCCTTTGAAAACTTTGCTATTCTTATCGGTAATTTCTCGAATTGTTTTATACCAATATACATTAACAAGGTTTTGGTTTGAGTAATTTAACCCCATACTTGTAATGACATAGTTTGGCATTCCAAAATTTAGGTCAAATTGCATATTATCAGTATCGTCAATGTGCAGCGTTAACGGATATTTAGTAAAATTAGGTGTGTTTGTTGGCGTGGTATTGTACACTTCATATAAAGATGTAGTCTTAACTCCCCCAAAATATAGACATCTAAGCTGTCCTTTGTCATTATTTGCGTTTAATATATACGAATAATATCTACTATTGTCTTGAAAAATCATTGTAGGCGCAAATGTAACTTCTATTTTCTTTTCTTGTTTTACAAAATCATTGTCTAAACGGATTATTCTATCACCATATATACGTGTTGTACTTTGTTTGTATTCAGTATTTCTATTGTCTTGACCTTCTTTGTAAGTAAATACATAGGGGTTTGCTTCTAAGTCACCCATTGGAACTATTTGTACGTTCTGCGAATAGTCAAGTAAATGAGTCCAATCTTGAGTAGTGCCATTGTAAAATTCGTCACGTGGTATAAATCGCAGTTTCTTAGGGTTATCGCTATCTTGTTCAATATACAAGTTAAACATTTTAACAAAGTTAAATAGTAATTCTTTTTGTGTAAAGTCGCCACTAAAAAACTGCGAAAAATCTAATGTGTTTAAATATCCGTAATTAAATGCTGAAATACGATTAAAAAAATAGTTATCATTTGCATCAAGTGATAATGAAGATAATAAATTATAAAAATTTCTACCTGAAAATTCAATAAATTTAATTTGTATTTCATCACCTTGAAAACATTGTAATGATTCAAAAGATGTTGAATCAAAAGACCAATTATTTACTACACTATTTGTCGACGGTATGTAAATAGTTCTACTTAAAACACCATTCCTATATACACCAAAACCCAGTCTTGATGTTTCCGCAGAAATCAAACCACTTGGAATACTTGCACTACCTTTAATTGATAAATAAAAATCATAGGTTGCAGTAATTGGTGAAATAAACTTATAAGTTGACGTATTATAATTTCCCCCATTGTCAAAGTTGCCACCAGTTGAGTCGTTGTTAAATGGCACTAATTGATTGAATGTAGTAAACGTAATTGTTGTTGTGTTTGCTGATTGAAATAAACGATTATTTGCCGATGTTTCATCAGTATTTAATCCAAAATTTGTAAATGGAATAATTAAACGTTTAAACCTATCAGTTGTAAAAAATGAATCAGACGTGTATTGGTAGCCAGTAGTTGACATTATTTTGTCGACTATTGTCTTTGCATATAAACAAGGTATATGGTCATCTACTCGCCATTGATTTGTTTTAGTGTTTTTGCTTCCGAACTTATTTAGCATTTGTGCGTAAACATAACCTTCACCATAGGCAAAGGCTTGTGAACCTCCGTTTTTTACAATTGACGTGTCCCAAGAATTGGTAACGTTTGTTGAAGTTAAAACGTGGTTGTATTCGTCAAAGTTTAATTCGCTTAATTTAGCATTGCCAAGCGTTGTAAACAAGTCAGCAGTTTGTCCGTGTAGTGAACATTCATATTCAATAAAATCGTGGTCAAGAACGTTTATTTGAATCAATCTAATAAATCCTCTTAACTGCTCAAAGCCGTCGACCAATACAACGACATCAGCTTTTTTGTTTGGGTTAAAGTTTGGTGCAAATTGCCCACTCCCTAAGACCGTATGTTCAACTTCAAATATACCACCGAATAAAATGTTGTTTGTTTTTGTTCCAGGTATCTTTGCAGTCTTTGACCAGTCACTTGACCTTTGCTCAGGGTTTTTAATATCAGCAATTGAACGAGTAATAAGCAAGTCAAAATCTTCGCTTAAATCGACCAGCGTATTATTTACGAATAAATTTATCATAAGCGTTGAACTTTATCGACAAATGACAAATCGCATTCGATTGTCAAATTAAAAACTTTGTCGTTTAGCAATGTTTTTACCGAATAGTCGGTGTTAGTGATGTTAATTGCTTTCAAAACTCCATCGTCTAACAACCATATAGAGGGTGAAGCTACCAACTCTTTGAGCCATACACTTTCTTCTTCTGTGATCCAGTTAGAATTGAGTGTAATTTTTTGCATTATTTCGGTGTTGTAGTTACTTGTACTTCTTGCACTGGTCTCGTAGGAATAACTTGAACCTGATAAACTGTATTGTGTTTGCTTATAAGTTTTTCTTTGTATAGTAAAGTTATCTTTTCGCACCCGATTAAACCGAAATGACTCGATAGCCCCGTATCTGTTGAGGAAGTAAACGTCATTATTTGCGTACTTTGTGCATTCATCTTCTATGTCTATTCTATATGTTTCACTTGTTGAGCCAGAACCAACTGCTTTGACTTCTAAATAAGTTGCACCACTTGCTGGTATAATTGGAATCCGTATAACCGAATCTGTTATTCCACTTAGTAAAATTATTTGTGTTGTGGCTGCTGGAAAAGTTTTAATTTGTACACTCACAGCATTCCCACGCCAAAAGTAAAGCCAGTCTTTTTGATTTTGATAAATGGTTTTACTTCGCATTGTTGTTAAAAACTCGGCATTCTTTGTGGTGTTTATTTTGTAGTCATCCTCGTCAAACGTAACAAAGTCAATAGGGTTTAAAGCCATATTGTACGCAGTTAATCCCGTCACGTTAGTTGCACCACTTACTTCAATAATTGGTGAAGTAGTGCCAGTTGAATACTCGTAACCAAAGTTTACCTTGTAGTAAACATTACTATTTGGACATCCACTCACAGACGTATCGTCAATGTCCCAATCAAAAGTTACAAAGTTTTCAATTAACCTACCAATGTTAAAAACACTTTTGTTGGTGCTATTTGGATAGATAGGTGCTTTTAAACGTGCAATTCGTGTTGTATTTTCAAATACATCGGCAATAAATTTAAAGTTTGGCTTAGTGTAAATAGCACTATCACTCTCAGTAATGACAAAATTTAAATCATTATATGCTGGTGCGTTATCGTCGGGTTTTTGATTTACAGTAATACTCACTTTTATATATTAGCACTTTGTGATTTTTGTTGCTTTGATGAAAAAACCCCCATAGCTTGTTTAGACTATGAGGGTTAAAGCACGATTGAAAGAACGAACACAAACCTAAACTAAATTTCTTAAATATGCAAGTACCATACTTTCAAACGTAGTACATTTTTGCAAATCTTTGTTAAACTCTTTTTGCTTACCAACGTAAAATGCAACCGTGTTTAAAAACTCCACAATAGGCATTTCCAAAATATAATCCCATTTATCACGTTCACCTTTACAGATTTGATTTACGAGTTCAAACCATCCTTGTATTCCATTGCTTTTGCCTTCAGACTCTCCACCATCTGACTCAAATAAGTTTGGGTAGCGTCCAACAATTTCGGATAAAGACGAGAAAAAAAAAGCGTGTAGCCATATGCTATTTGATACGGCAAATGTAAAAATAAGTTACTGACTTCTTCAAATTGCACACCTAAGTTTTTGATTTTTTTAGGTCGACCAAATATATTGACTTCCTCAGATAGCATTGCCATAATTCTGTGCAAGTTTGGAAGCGTATCTTCGCTATTAAATTGTTGAAGCGATATGAAGTGTTGACCTTGCATTTCCATTGCATTAGGAATCATTCTAAAGCGTCGACCTTTTATTTTAAATCTAAGCTGAATAGTATCTTCAAACTTTAAATTGTCCATTATTGTATTGAACCGATTGAATAAGTCGTAAACTTTCATTTCTTCGACCTCGTCAATATCTCTACCATCTACTATGCAAATAGTGTGTATGGCTTTTTCTAAAGGTGAATAGTGATCTATCTCCTTTAATTCTTGAATATGTTTAATTGTTATCATTATGCAAATGCAAATATACCTTTTTTATTATGTTTTTTACAATCTACTGCCAACGCTAAGGACATCACACAATCGTCGTGCAGTCCTGATGGTGCAGCATACTTTACGCCCGTACGGGTGTATTCGTACTCGATGTTTTCCAATTCGTACCCGATAGGGGATTCAGGGAATGCAATAGAATTTTGTTGTATTTCCATCACTAACCCTTCAATTATTTGTTGTTTGCTTTGTGATGTGAATCTAAAACCTTTAATGTTAGGCAATAAACGTTGTAAATTCTCAACTATTGGGTCACCGACACCAGTACTATCCACGAACGCTGGTATTCTGCCAACCACATTTACTATTTTTCTTTGCGTTTGCTCCCAGTCAGATTGAAATCTGTCGAGATAACACACCCTATTATCTTTATCCAACCCCGTTATCACAGTCCAGTCCGTATATTTTGCAAGGTCAATGCCAAACGCTACGGGTGTGCTATTGCTTATTGGTGCATAACATCGTCGAATATTGTCTATTCCAAAAGGATTGCTCTTATCGTCACCAGGTTCTGCAAGATATAACTCTTTAAAAACAAACTCAGGCAAATCTCTCTTTGCTTGTTCAATTTCTTCTAAGTCAAGTATGCCCTCTTTTGCAGCATCGTATGCCGTAATCTTAAAAAACTTGTAGTCAGGTTCACCAAGTCTTGCACGTTCACCCAATTTATAAAACCAATTCTTTTTGCCTTTGACGTTACCAATTAATTTGCACTTGCCTTTTGTAGCCGTCAATGTAGTACGCAAAGCAAACCAACTTTCTTCACGCATTCTTGACGCCTCGTCAACTACTGCTGAATAGACATCGTCACCATAAAGATTGTCGGGTTTTTCTGCGGACTTAAATTCTATTCTTGCACCATTTGGCAAAATCAATGTTAACTTACTTTCGTTGCTAATAAAAAAGTCCTTCACATTAATTTGGGTTTTCATTCTACGAAATGCTATCTCAGCTTGTTGATAGACCGGTGCAACCCACCACACCGCTTGATTCTCTTTTAGTTTTAACGCTTGTTCAAACATCCAAATGATATGACTTGCCGTTTTACCGCACTTTGTTGCTGCTGCCGTTACCGTGTAACGTTCAGGTGCATCAAGTATGGCTTCTTGGTAAGTCGTAACGAATGGACGATTGTAGGTTATTTGCATAGTGACTTGAGTAATTCGTAGCGTGTTTGATTTATAGATTTAAGGTTGTGATATTGGTTGCAATATTCTGTGTTCAAATCACCAATGTTTAGTTTAGCCATACGGCAAATACAATCATACCACGATTGCTCGTTATTCTCAGTAAAAATAACTCCTTTATTCCCCTCGTGTAGCGTATATGGTTTGACATTTGATACAATTATAGGTAAATTATATGCTGCAGCCTCTACTATCTTTAATTCACTTTTATATTGGTTAAAATTAGTATCTTGAAGTGGTGCAATACAAAAGTCAAATAATGAATATGAAGTCCCATAATCTGTAGGCGTTGTACCTCGTATAGTTTTAAACCAGTTAGGACGGTTTTCTATTGATTCGCCCGTAATGGTTTTCTCGCACATTTGCCATTCGTGGCTTTCTGTGTGATACCCAGCCATATAAAAGATAGCGTCGTTTTCTTCACAGAATCTCTTTACGCTATTACCTACTCGTTTTAAATCTTCAAGGTGCGTTATACCACCCACCCATCCAATTGTCAACTTCTCATTCTTTGCCTTTTCAAAAGTCCATTGGTTTTGGGTTAAGTCCAAAGCGTTCGGTAAAATAGTTATGTTGGTATTTATATCTTTTATCTTCTCAGCAAGTAGGGTTGTTGACGATGTAATGTGTGTAGCGTTTAAAATAGCGTCCTTAGTTGCATTCTTAATCATTTTTTTGTACACTCGATATGCTGGGTTTGATTTAGGCACTACCCAATAATCATCGACGTCGCAAATAGTAGGTATGTTTAATTCGCTTAACTTCTCAAATATGTTATATTGTGCAACCGAAATCCATCTATTGAATATAACGACATCGTAAACGCTAAAATCAATGTTAATCCACTCAGGGGGTTTTTGTGATACGTCTACTTGTATATCGTAGTCTTGTTGCATACGAGCGTATGGGGTGAATAGTCGATGAAAGCTCACCCCACTTGCACTATCCATTAATACTAATATTCTCATTCGTGTGGTAAATTGGGGATGTGCATCCAGTACAAAGGTTCACTTACTACTATCTCAGAAGTGGTGTCGTACCAATACTCACCGTCAAATTTTATCAATTGATTGCCAAAAGAATAGTTGCCCATTACTTCACGGTCATCGCTTGGTTTTTGTTCTTCAGTTAATCTCCACGCTGCTTTCATAGTTTTATACTTTCTTCGTTTAGTATTTCGTAGAGTTTAGCCCTTGTTTCTTCAAATGCTTTGTGCGTATCGTCTGACATTGTATCAGGTGCATATTTGGTTTGACTTCTTAACCACTCGTTTAATTCCCACATTGCAGACATCCATTTTGCACCATCAACTGCACAATCAAAATCGTGTTGGTTATCAGGCAAATTAAATTCAAGAATCGCTTTCATTAAAATGGTAAACTATCATTTTTAGGTTTAGGTACTGCGACGTAATGAGTAGCTTTGCTTTTTTCGTTTGGCGTTTTAAGTTTGCCAACTCTTAATTTCACATCACCATATTTGTTTACTTCAAGTTTTCCACTTGCAATGGCTTGATTTAGTTTTTCGATGTTAATTGATACGTTGTTTCCGTACTGGTCCTCCCAACCATTTCCGAGATAAATTGTTTCTGTCATTGTTTTAAATTTAAAGTGATTATTATTGGTTCGTCTGTTTTTATATTATTGTCAAGCGTTTCTTTTGGTTTGCCGTGTACACGTGTAACTAAAGTCTCAAGATTAAATAAAGAGTTTTTGTCGTGAGCTTTGACAAGTGACCCCGCAATGATTTGCTCAATGATGGTGTATTGACCAGTTTTATCTTTGTCTATTAGTTCAAGTTCTTGCCGGTTCATTGCACACATATTCATATAGGTTTGATTTATATCGTCTTTGCCGTAACCAAGTTCTTTTAATTTGGTTACTATTTTCTTGGGTCTACCATTTGGATTTGCAACTTCGCCTTTCTTAAATGGTTTTAAATTGTCTATTACGTTTGGATTATTTGCCATTACTATTTCATTACATTTTTTTGTTGTACTTCATAAAATTTAAATGCACTTCTTTGAGCATCTCTTTGTGTTGTTTTTTATCACCGTATTGAACGTGGTGACCTCTGCAAAGACACATTAAGTTTTCTATTGTTTCTTCTTTTTTAGTGCCACCCATTCCACGACATTCTACGTGGTGAATATCATTACCAGCATTCCCACAAATTTCACACGGAATCCAATCAGTTAAATGATAGCCGAAATAGTCCATATAAATCTTTGTGTGTTTTTTCATTTGCTAAATAATAAACTCCAAGTTGTTGGTAAATCTACATTGCTATGATATTTAAAACCACATTGCTCAAATAGTTTTATCCATTCGTTTTCTTGCTTGATGTTAATATGCCCCCATTCTTCATCAAAATCTGTTTTGTGTGGTGTGCTTGAAAAATGAAAATACTTACATTGCAAGTTAGTTAAAAATGGAATCAGTTTTTCATCTTCGATGTGTTCCATTACTTCAATAGACGATACTAATTCTTTCTCATCTATTTTAAGCGTGGTAAAGTCTCCTTGTATGATTTTCTCTTTAGGAATATATTTACTGGCATACTCACAATGTAAAGGTGATAAGTCATAGTACTTGTTAAGGATATCTCTATTTGCATAGGCATAGACACCCATACCACCACCGCAGTCTGTGAACGATTTTGCATTGGTTATTTCTCGTATTTTTTTAGCCGTGTTTTCAAACATCGATACATAACCTTGATTATCCATATTGATAGATAACTTCATTTCGTGTTCGAAACATTTGGCATCGTTCCAAGTTCCGTTAAAACTATTTCTTTCTACGTTTTGGCTTTTGCTCATCGTCTGCTAATTGTGCTAAAATTAAAGCGTTGTTTTCTATTTCTGTCAATGTAGGAATCTGTGTTTCCTTTTCAAATCTTGCTCTTATCACAAGTGATGTAAATGAATCTACAAAGCAACTAC